ATTTGCGAGGTTGTGACTTGTTCTGCCATATATCACCTATTGTAAAGATTATCCAACCAAAATGTAAGCATAAGTCTTGTCTGCCGTAGAGTTGGCATAGTGGCTTATGGTTGCCTGTCCCTGTTGTTGGGCAGAGACGTAAATGTTTGAGTACGCCGCCGGAGCAATGTAGTTCACGGTAACGATTACAGACGGGGTTGACGGTCTTGTTGGGCTTGTCTGCGTTGGTAGATGCTCGATTCCACAGTCCGTGTCGGTTGACGACCAAGCAAGCTGAACGTAGTCGTCTGCCTGCAATTCTAGGAAAAAGTTAAGCGCCGCAATCAGGTGTCCGTCTGTGCCGCCGTGGCTCTCTGGAACTGAGAACTTGCTGTTACTTCCCGCGATGTTGGAAGCAGCCCCGCTTCCGCTACCTTTTTTGAACCATATGTCTACGTCTTGAATCTGGTTGTCCGCGTTGGCAATCTGGATGCTAAATTGAATGTTATAAATCCCGTAATTACGCACACGGAACTTGTTGGTGCTCTCTAAAACCACCCCGTTGCTGTAATCAGTCGTGTTGCAACTGATGATGTACTCGTTCGAGGTTGTTGTTGCGTTCTGGTCTGTCGTGTCCTGAAACGCACCGTATGGGGCAGAGTCTGCTTCTGCTGCGTTTGAAAACGGAATCAGGACAATTTTTGTATCTACGGAAATGCGCTCGTCTACTAGGGTAGTCGTGGTCGCGTTGCCCGTGTTTAGCGTAATCGTCCCCGTGTTATTGGACTTGCCGTTCATCAGGTTGTTGACCACCTCGGAGATGTCCCGTGGTGTCCCACCCTGGTAAGGCAGAACCCTAAACATTGTCATCTGGTTCCAGCCTCTTGCATCTCTATATCAACGCCGATAGCCGTTGTCCAATTGTTTCCAGAGGGCTGGAGTTGGACTCGGTGGTAACGTCCGTAAGAACGTACGCCTATGCGGTTTTCTGTGCTTGCAGCCGTAACCGTTGGGAAAACAACCGCCTCATCCAAGGTCTTGCGCGACGCAACAGAAGCACTACCAGAGCCGTTGTCTACAATGGGTTTAATCATCGTAATCATCGACTGACGGCCATTTGTTTCAATGTCGGCGGTCTCTATCGTTGCGGTCTTTGGAGTTCCCGTAAACGTAATCAATCTTGAACCCTTAACCCCTAAGAGCAGGAGTTTGCCGCCTAGCCATGTCCGACTGTCTAGCGGAATCGTAAGGGCATCCAAACTTGCGCTAAAGTTGTCCAAATCTTCTAGGGTTAAAGACGGTGTGCTGACAGGTGCTACACGCCCAGCCGTTGAGTCCGCGTATGACCACCGACCTGTTGGGATATGAAAGACCATCGCTCGGTAATCCATATCAATCGACGGATAACCCCAGATAATCAAATTGTTAATTGGGTCAACGGCCACACTCATGGTGCTTAGTACGTCTTCCCGCAGGGTGTTAAAGAAGTACCGATTGACCTTCTCTGCCCCGATGTTCTTTACATTCGTGCCGTCACAGGCGTAAAACCCGTCATCAGACAAGAAGTAAGTAATCCCCTGCCATTGGATAACCGAGTTCGGCTCGTAGCACCCACGGTTTCTAGCAATGTTGTCGAACTGGAATATCAGCGGGGTTCCAACATAGGACATCCGCACGATACTGCGCTCAAGCAAAACTAACCCAAACTCGCCACCCGTCACCCCTTGGACAGAACCGCCGTCAGGAATGTCTTGGAAGTCGGCCTGGGTTGTGGCAGAGGTCGTCCACGTTTTCTCGTTGTTTATGCCTGACCATTGCACACGGCTTCTGTTGCTAGTCTGAAAGCCAGACACCACAAAGTCCCGCACCACGGTCACAAACTTTGCCTTGGGGGCATCTGCCGCCAAGTCTGCAAAGGTTGTCCCACTAAAGATGTCAATGTACTGCATCGTGTTGGCTTCATTAGCCGCAATCAACGATGTCCCAAACTGCGTGAACTTCCACCCCGTCGTCCCAGAATAGGTCGTGGCCGAGATGTCGTCGAACGCAAAAGTAGAGGTGTTTAACTTAAATAGGCGTGTCGTACCGGCCGCATAAATAGTGACGTTTCCTGTGGAGTTTTTTGCCGCCACAGCGTTGGTCAGGTCTTGCGGTGCTGGGTCTGAGTAATCCACCTCTTGCGGGAACGCCCCATAGCCGACAGCCTTTGGAAAGCAATTCTTGGCCGTGGTCAAAGCCCCAATCACCCCTGGTTGGTCAGGAAGCCACTCGCCAAACGTTATCCGATTTGTACCCATGTATTGCTTCCAGAAGATTGTTGTGTCCACGTGTTGCTTTGCACAGAGATGTTTGACCATGTATTTGGTTGGTCAGCTACGAGAACCCACTCGTCACCCATCTTGTATGCGTTGCACACGACTTCGGCATCACTAGAGATAACCGCCGCCACTTCCACAATATAGCCAGCCAGAGCCGTAACCGAGCCTTGGGCGAGGATAAGACCCTCTCCGCTAAACGTCGGGGAAAGAGACCCAGACATCAAGCCCTGCGCCGTAATCGCACCATCAACAACACGGATACGCAGCGCATCACCGGCAACCGTTGCCGCAGAAGTGATGACTCCCTCTACGTGTTGTATTCTTGCAACAGAAGCCGTTACCGTTCCTGCTGATGTAATTGCGCCTTGAGTGGAGGCGTTGTTAGAAGCCCCTGCCGTGACTGTTGCGACAGAGTTTACTTCACCGTTTCCGTAGTGAACGCAGGTTGTGGTTAGCGTCCAGATGGAGTCGTCAAGCGAGAACGCTAGTGTGTCTAGGTTTCCCCCGAATAAATCTAGTTGTTCGAGGGTAAACGGGCCGCAAACATCCATTTTAGTCGAGCGTTACAGTCAAATTGCCGCTAGAAATCTTGAGAATGTCGCCGTTATCAATGCTTTTTGAGGTTGTAAGCGGGGTGTGCATGAGCAGGTTTCCGCTTGTCAGAGCGTCTAGTAGCCCTAAGTGCGTAATCGTGCCCCAAGCACCAGTTGCCTGTGGGAAGGTTACGTCAGCAGAGGAAGTAACGATTCCACCAGAGGCCGTGGTAACGGATAGGGTCTGCCTTGCGTAGGCGCTGCCAGTACACTCGGTTCCCGAACCTGCGTCCGTTGGGTCGCTAGTAAATAGTCCCACGTACACCGTAGTCGGTGAGGTGTAAGACGTATTGCGTAGAACGTGGTCAAGAACCTTGTTCTCTAAATAGTTGCTAAATTCTGCCATTTTATTACCTCGTCGTAACAGTCATAACTAGGGGAACACCAGAAAACTCAGACTCCTCATCCGAGGTGTTGATGCGGGTTATTGCTTGGTTATACAGGCTAGACCACGTTTGTGTACGCGTGTCGTTCATAAGGTATGGCTCTGCCTCTAATAGTGAGGCGTAGAGTAGAGCGTCTGGGTAGTTAGCCAAAAACTCGTTAGTAGTATTTGTGGACGACAACTCCGTTGGCTTGGAGTAGTACAACATCTGCACAACGTAGGTGGAATCTGGCTTTGGCGCAAACTCCATCTCGTTGCCGCGCATGGTGTAGAACACAGGCAACCCAGACTCGTCAGCACGAGAGTTGCTAGAGAAGATAGCCGGAGAAATATAAGACACCACGGTACGTGGCAAGCCTTGGATAAATACGTCTCGAATGGATAAAAAGTCTGTCGGCAGCCCGATTGTTGGGTCTGCTACTACCATTGTTGTTGTGGCTGTTTTCAACATCCTGCGAGTACGAATATCGCGGGATAGGCGCAACTCCGCTAGGGAGATAAAGTCAGGAATCTGGCTGGTAAGGTCACTCCGTCCGAGGTAGTTGGCTACCGTCGTCTGGAGGTCGGAATATGTGGATAAACTCATTTAACAAATCTCCAGGTCAATTTACCCGCCGTTTTTCTTTCTCCTCTGCATACTCTAGCAATTCCACTTCTTGATATATTCATTTTCTTTGCCGCTTCGTATGCGTTTAGGAAGGTTTCATTGGTCTCTACGCACAGCACCTTTTTGCTGACGCGTTCAATCATTTCTTTTACTTGTTGTGGCGTTCTTTTCTTTCCCTTGTTTCCTAAAGAAATTTTCCGCTTGTGTTCTTCTGTTTTTGGTACGCCAGTTCTAACTTTAGATAACTTATCTAATGTTTCTTGAGACGGACGTATTCCTTTGTGGCTTTCAGATAGTTTTTTTAATGATTCTTGAGAAAATTTCAGTCCAGAAACACCATCCCCGCCATCGGTTAGGTTACAAAGTTTGTATCCTAACCTCCGCAATTGGTCAATTTTCTCTTGTTCTGCCAACAAAGCCAATTCTTCGTCTAGGCCGGTAGCAACAAAATCTACCGTAAATCCGTGTTTTTTTACTATGTTGTGCCAATAATTGTTTCGGTTATTGGTTCTTTTGCACCTATCGCCAAAACCTTTTCCTACATAGAAAATTGAGCCATCAGACTGTCTTTTGTGCAAATACACATAAAACTTATTCTGGCCGCTGAAAGTCGCTAGGGCCATTGTAGTCGTTCCATGAATAGGTATATGACCCAACGTGCCCAATTGAGTTGGACAGGTTGTGGTCTACGTAAGTGTTATATCCCGCATCCTTGGCTTTGACGCAGAAATATACGTCTTCACCTAACAGCTTGCCGCCTGGTATTTGTTCAAACCAGAACCACGGACGCGGCGTTTTTTCAAATACTTCTCGCTTTACTAGCATGACCCCGCATCCAATCGCGGTTACTTCTTCTACGTGAGTCTTGTCTTTAGACACGATGGGCAACCAATGGTTGACGCTTTTCTCAAAGTCTATCTCTAGGTTTTTGGCAGTTGGCCGAACCGGAGCCGTCCGTGTTGTGGCATTTACCCCAACGATGGGTTTGTCGTGTTTTAACAACACTTCAATCGTGTTCTTTGGGAACCTCATATCTGCGTCAACCCACAGAATGTAGTCCGCACCCTCTTTCAGGGCTTCTGCTGCCAACTTCTCTCGTTGGTCAAATATCAGGGTTCCGGAAACGGTGTAGATTGCCTGATGCCCTTCCCTGTTTCGGGAGTCATAGGCGCACATCACCGCCAAGTCAAACGCCGTTCCTATCTCCATCTCTCCGCGAGAAGGGATACAAATGGCGACTTTCTTTCCTTCGGTTTTTTGCTGCTTTGCTTTAATCTTGTCGTGAACCTTGCCCACTAAATCCTCCCCGGTCTCGTCCGTAAAAAACGGTTCTCCGGGTCGTTCAGAAAGGCTTTCATTCGTTTCTGGTCTACCACCGCGAACCCCCTCATAATCCCCTTCACATTCAGGTCTGCAATGACCGAATTGGGAATCTCCGCTACCCGCGCACCATCACCCCAGCGTGCGCGTTCGTCTATCTGGTTATAAGAAGCCTTGTTGGCCTCTAGGATTGGTGCGACGTTTTGTTCGTCCCTGATGACAAGCCCGCCATCTTCGTCCGCAAACCAAGTACGCTTTCCCTCTATCGTCTGTTCTTCAGCCAGTTTTCGCATCTCTAATCCCATAAAACCGACGGTGGGAATACCCCACCGCCGATTCTATCACAAGTTACGCTGCTTTGATGTCAAAGATACCGCCGTGTGCTTTCTCGTTACGAACTTCGAGGGTCAGTTCGGCAAGAATCTG